ATTTAGAGGTATCGATAAATGGCATACAGAATTGAAGGAGTTTTATTATGAGAATGGGTATGTAACAGGATTATCCGGTTTCCGCAGGCGTGCTCCTATCTCAGTTAATGAGTTGATCAACAGCCCAATACAATCTGATGAGGCTCTTATTGTATTAGACGCCATGGCTAGACTATCCGAAATGGAAGACCCTCGTTATCAACCTGCTATTGAAATCCACGACGATTTGACGTTTTTCTGGCCCAAAAAAGAGATAGAAAAGCGGCTGGAGGTTGTTGTTAAGGAGATGATCAATATCCCGTTTGAATGGGCCAATATTGTCCCGATAGAGGTAGAGGTTTCTGTTGGTCCGGACTGGATCAATCAAAAGGAAATTGGCAAGTTCGCTAACAATTCTTGGGGAGGTGTGATTCAAATATCAAAGGATGCTGCTTTGTGAATAAAAAAGAGTTAAAAGAATTTAGAGAAAAGGAGTTGTCATAAGGAATTGTACAAACAAAATAGGATTGTGTATGTACTAGACACAAAGGAGATTTATCATGGATAAGCAAATCAAACAGAAGTGGGTAAAGGCTCTCAGGAGTGGTCGATACAAGCAGGCGTATGGTTGTCTCTATAACAACGATAAAGGGTATTGTTGTTTGGGTGTGCTTGCTAAGGTTCAGCGAGTGCCTGATGAAGTAATATCTGGTAGGGGGTTTTTGGAGTATGACCTTGCTGGGCTTGCGGCAGGCCTTCCTATGAAGTCTCAACGAGTTTTATCACGATTGAACGATAAAAAGGATGACGATGGATTACCTGCCGGTAAGTCGTTCAAGGAAATTGCTGATTATATCGAGAAGTATTATAAGTGAACCTGATAACAAAATATAGGCCACAATCCTTTGCCGATGTAATTGGGCAAGATGCTGTTGTGCGTTCCCTCCAGGGTATTTGTAAACGGAGGGACGCACAAATCTTTTTATTCTCTGGAATGGGGGGAGTCGGCAAGACTACATTGGCTAGATTGACGGCAAAAGCCTTGGGAGCGGATGAGGCTCATACTATGGACGTAAATGCAGCGTCCAAGACTGGCGTGGATGATGTCCGGCAGATTTTGGATATGCTTGAATACCGTCCATTTGGTTATGGGGGGAAGCGAGCAATTATCGTGGATGAAAGCCATCGACTCAGCCCAAACGCTATGGACAGCCTTCTAAAGGCGTTGGAGGACCCTCCTGAGCATGTTATCTGGTGTTTCTGTACAACTAATCCAAGCAAGCTTCCAAAGACGCTTCAGTCTCGTTGTGCCAAGTTTGAATTAAAGCCGGTTGCGGATAAAGCGCTTGGGGAACTATACGATTTTGTGTGTGAGCAGGAAAAATTGGATTTGCCTGGAGATGTTGGGGACCTGTTGATTAGAGAAGCCAAGGGCTCCCCACGTCAACTATTGTCTAATTTGGTAGTGGCCAGAGAAGCCAAGACCAAGAAGGAAGCGGCAGAGCTTTTGCGAACCGCGTTAGAAACAGACTCTATAATCGAATTATGTAGATTTGTAGCAAATGGTAATGGGTCTTGGCCAAAAGGAATGTCTTTGGTTACTAAAATTGAAGAGAACCCGGAGAGTGTTAGAATTATTATGTGCACTTATCTGGCTAAATGTTTGAAAAGCGCTGGAAGTAACGATGCGGCTGGAGCGCTTTTGGAAAAACTAGATGCCTTTTCTCAATCGTATAATAATGCAGAAGGTATTGCTCCTCTTCTTATGTCTATAGGTCGTGCTTTGTTTATGGAGTAGTATTAAATGAAACCAATTCGCCGTCCTTGTTTTTATAAGATTTCAGAATATTCAATTCCAGAAGCTAGAGATTTATACAATAGACAGAGAAGTGCGGCAAAAAGGAGAAAAATTCCTTTTCTTTTTACATTTTCCGAGTGGCTTATTGTTTGGGAAATGTCAGGCAAGTTTGACGAAAGAGGAAAGGAAAAAGATCAATTTGTTATGGCGAGAAATGGTGATACTGGCCCTTATTCTTTGGAGAATGTTGAGATTATTTCTTCCTGGGCTAACAACAGTCAGGCTCATTTAGGAAAGCGCCACTCGGAAGAATTAAAAGCTAAGAGAAAACGTATTGCCAGAAAAATCGCAAAATCCCGCAGAAAATTAACGGAAGAGCAGATAGAAAAAATAAGACAAGAGCATGTTCCTGGTGCGCGCGGTAAAGGAACTAAATTTGGAACGCAGGCTTTGTCGAGGAAATATGATGTGTCAGCACACACTATTCAGAATATAATTGGCAGGAAACTTTTTACTTATAAGGAGTGTATGTAGAAGATATGAATATTAAGCAATTGGAGGACAAACTGAAGATTGACCAGCATTCGTTAGATGTGGCTTTGCGTGAGCATCCAGCACTTTTCTATGAAGTGGCTACAGAACTAGCTCTAGCCATATCAAATAGAGATGAGGCTAAGCAGGATGTGGAGCAGATTGAAGCCAAGGTGGATATGGACCTTAGGGCTGATGCTGCGAAGATTGGTGCCAAGACAACTGAAAAAGAAATCGAGAGCAATAAGAAGGTTGATAAGGAAGTTGTATCGGCTAATGAGAAGTTTTTGGCAGAACGATATAATGCAGCTAAATGGACAGCGCTTCGTGAAGCATATGAACAAAGAAGCTATGCCTTATCTAAGCTGGTGGATTTGTATCTAGCTAATTACTATAGTGATCAGCAAGACAAGAAGACGGGTGCTCCAGACTTCCGAACGGCGAGAGCCAATCATGTCAAGGAAGAAAACAGACGTAAAAGGGTGGGTGTAGAATGAACTGGTGGCTTGTAGCGGACCTTGTATTAGGAATAGTGTTTTTTCCATTCTATGCATGTATTGTATTCGATATGTGTAGTCAGGCATATTTTGAAGCCAAGCTTGATTATCAAGTCAAGTACTTCAAGAAATTCGATCCAACATATAATACGGGAGAGTAAGTAAAGTGGCATTAAGAGCGACAGCAAGAAAGCAAGGATTTGTATATAAGGCAAGGACTCCGGAAAAGGTCAAGGAGCGTGCTTCAAGGACTACCGGAAACTTCGTTTCTATTTTTAAGTCCGGCTATGATATCTTCAAGGCGCATCAGGGGGACAATGCGATAAGATATCTTCCTCCTACATGGGATGATGCAGAGCATTATGGTTATACGGTATTTGTTCACCGTAATGTAGGTCCGGATAGTGCCAGCTATGTCTGTCCTCAGAAGATGCTTGGAAAACCGTGTGCGGTTTGTGAGGAAGTGAAGATTCTCAAGAAAGCTGGGGAAGATGCGGACGCCAAGGAAATCGATCTTTCCGAGCGAATTGTATCGTGGGTACTGGATAGGGAAGCTGATGATCCTGAAAAGCCTTTGATTTGGGATCAGTCATGGACACAGGACCGCGATATTACTGCTCTGTGCGTGGATAGCCGCAAGGGAGGTATTCTCCTGATCGATCATCCGGATAATGGGTATGATGTTTTATTCAAGCGTACCGGAACAGGTATGAAAAAGACCAAGTATTATGGTTGGGCAATTGATCGTGAGAGCACGCCAATTCATGATAAGGAACGGGTCCAGGATGAAATCCTGGATTATATCGCTGAGAATCCTATTCCGGAAACGCTCCAGATTCTCGATTATGATTATCTGAAAGGAGTATTGTCCGGAACTGTAGCAGTCAAGGATGATGACCTGGACAATGAAGACCCTCCTATGGAAGTGGCAGGTAGACGCAATACTAGAGTTGAGGAGGAAGAACCTCCTTTCGAGGGCGGAAGTCGTCGAGGGCGTCAAAACCTAGATGAGGATACGCCACAAATTAGCCGTGGTGGTTCCCGTAGACCTGTAGAAGAACAGGAACCTGTGGATGAAGAAGTTGATGAAGAGACGGGGGAAATCACGGAAGTCCGTCGTCCGTCTAGAACAGCCTCTACAAAGTCATCAGGAGCCCGAGGAAGAGTAATCGAAGAAGTTGAAGATACGCCTCCTCCATCTAGAAATGTCTCTAGAGGACGTGTACGTTAATATGGATAGAAAGCATGTTGGGGCTCGTAATGAGCTTCTGGCTACGGTGTGGCTATTGAAACAAGGTTATGAAGTGTTTCGTAACGTGTCCCAACACGGTTTAATTGACTTGATAGCTATAAAGGAAGACGAAGTGGTTTTCTTTGATGTAAAGGCTTCAGGGAAAGGTTTTGGAAAAACAACAGCTAGACTTACTTCTGAACAAATAAAAATTGGAGTAAAGTGTATTCAAGTATCCACCGATGATCAGTGTATAATTGATAATATTCCTCATGGAAAAGATGATACAACCACAACTAAATGTGTGAATTGCGGCAATCCTGTTATACACAGAATAAATAGTCCAAGGAAATTTTGTTCTAAAAGTTGTAGTTCTAAGTATCATGCTAAAATTTACAGTAAGAAACCCCCTCCTTGTCGCTTAAAAAGCAAAGATGAAATTA